CCTCAGCATCTGGCGAATGCTGTTGTATTTAGCCCCCAGTGTAGTGGTATACCCACTACACTGGGGGCTAAATACAACAGCATTCGCCAGATGCTGAGGGGTGCGCTAACGGTACACCAACCGCCCCATCCGGGGAGGAGCTCACATTGGGGGGTTCGCCATACCCCGCACCTAAGAGAGTGCTGTTGCCATTGGTCTTTTAATGGAATTTAAGTACAATCAGAGAGATGAGAAGGATGGAAATTAAGGGAATCCAATATTTAGGACTCGACCTTATCTCGACATCCCCAGCATCAATTGTCTTGTCATCATAGTGGTCATGGAAATTGACGTCGCTATACCGGGCGACGACTTTGTCATCAAGGGGCTGTACTGGAACAGCTGCTGCAAACCCAAGAAGATAAGTTGCCAATTTCTTCAAGACTCCCCCTCTACGGATGGCAAGAGAGCGGAGCTTTCTAGCTTGTAGGCGATACCAACGGTACTTCGGCATGCCGAGTTCCATTAGAACAGCGCCTACTCGCTGGATCTCTCTGTTAGTGTAGTAACCTTTACTCCATGTGTTGGGGCCATGTAAGGACTGCATGATTTCGGGCAGGTCTGCGATCGGTAGGTTCCACTTCTTACCATACCAATCCATCTCAACCATCTTGGGTATTTCCTCAAGATTGATGAGAGTTTCCATCAACTGTACCGCAATCACGCGACTCCAAAGAGTTCTGGAATAGCCGACCAAATTGCCAATCCAGGCACCCTCGGGATTAAACCCCTTCCCCTCAGCTGTACACCGCGCGAAGGGAATGGCCGGATCCCGAGTCAAGATGTAATCCACCTTGTCATTATACCGAATAGTTGTCACATTTGAGGAACAGGCCTCGGCTAGCTCCAAATCATAAAGGGCTTTAGGGGTGGCCCCTAAAGGGGCTCCCATAGAGGCCATTGCTTTGGCAAAGAGTACCATTTTTGACGCATCATCCTGAGTCGATTCGAAGACACAGACGACGTCGTCACCGCACACTAACAAGGATGGGCTTTTAATCCCAGCCATGTCGCACGCAGCATGAACCTTTAGCCAAGCAGTGATGGTATTAGAGCTGGATGTTGTGAACACCCCACTAGCACGGCAGTTGCGGCGGCCCAAATGCTCCCCCTGTTGAGAGATCATGGGGCCGCCCGCATAAAGCCGACGGTGTAGGGCGTCAATAGCGGCCTTGGTCTCATCCTTCTTTGTGGCAGATCGGTAAATGAGTCTCTCATGATCAACATCAGCAGGCGTTATGGTCGAATCAAAACAGACGATGTCAGAGGTAAAGACAGCAGGAGTTTTTTTCTGCCTCCACATCTTAACCAGCCTGTCAACACGCTGCTGAGGATTGTATTGGAAACCATACTCCTCACCACAGACCGCCTTAGCGACTGCAGGAGCGAGCTTGCCTAATATAAGTTTTTCCGCAAACCGCATCTCCAGATGTGGATACGCGATAATGCGGGGAGGTTTGGTGGAGTATTTTGCGCGTCGCCGCACAAACACCTCAGACTTAGGCATTATAGTGACCTGATCATAAGGCTCAGGTATGTCCCCATCTCGCAAAGCATTCACTATGCGAGAAACTTCTTGTACAGCAGTGGGATGACCTGCCTTGACCTCGCGACCAGTGAGGCCAGTGACCCTACTGCGAGCAGTCTTGTTGGAAGTAACCGAAGCGGCTTCGTCCCATGTCATTTCCTCAACATTTAGTTGCGCAGCCAACTTAATGGCGCGGTTCAACCACTTACTGTGATGGTGACCGTAAGTGGCTTGGCGTATGACAGTGACTTTGGCAGCCCGGGAAGTTATGTCAGCAGGCTCTGTCGCATAAATCAGTCCGCGCTTGCGAACCAAGTTATTTGCAACACTAGCGACAGGGTCCAACACCCTATGCGCAAAGGCCTTTGCAGCAGCAGACACATTCAACCAGGAATAACTCCAAGACGCGCACTTGGCTTCCTCACCTTCAAGTGCTGGCATCTCGGGATCAGTAGGTGGGTCCTCTTTGATGGTACCAAGAGTAGGCTTGTCCTGGTGGGTTGACACATGTGAGCTAGATGTAGTAACCCAAGAATCCTCAGAAGACGCGTCCGCCTCCTGCTCGCACAGCCGTTCCCCAGCCTCTACAGTGATGGCAGAGAGGGGCTGCGCAGGCGGGGCGATCGTGATCTGCTGGAGGATACTCTCCACCTGATCAGCTTTGACCCACAATCCCTGGGGAGATGGTATATCCATGGTGGGATCGTCCTTAACCATCGGTGGGGGTGGTTTAAAGTCGAGTCCCAAGGAGTCGGCAAGAGCATCAAATGGATCCCAAGTATTTTCCAGTCCAAGGGTGACATTAGTGTTCCTGCCAATCAGGAGTCTGCCAGATGGCTCAGCGCAGATCTCCTGAAAGGACACCTGTTTACCAGTGGATGCCGTCGAATGATGATCACCTTCCGTGGTTAATTTATCCACGGGCTCACTCGACGTAGTGGCGTGACTCCACTGTGAAGTCTGAGTGCCAGCGAAGACAGCAAGCGCCTCTTGTTGATAGTCCAGAGGGGTAAGGGTATTCAGCGTAATCCGCTCATCACAAGGTTTAGAACCCGGTGGAACAGAAAACACCAAGTCACCCTTAACTTTAGGACGGGCACCTCCAAACCCGCTGAGAGGAAGACTGGAAGGCCGTATAGCCTTGCTGTCGCTAGCAACATCCACACGCTGCTCGGGACAGGGTGACACTGCCCCGCACGGCTCACTAGCAGCGGTGGGCTTGAAAACTTCAGCACAAGCCTCATCAGTATAATCAAGGGGTAGCAACCATCCACCCGTGGTGTAATCTACATCCGGGTAAGTTGGAGCCAGTCGCCTAGCCCCTGAAGGAGCTGAAGAGGGCGGCACTGTCTCGATCCGGGTCGGGGAGGAGGGCGTAGCAGATGAATCAGGGGGAGGGTGTTCCCCCGACTTACCGGCACGTTCGCCAACAGAACCCGTAGCAGACTGTGCAGATTCAGCGGCAACAACTGGACGGGTTGGTCCTTGTGATGTTGACATCAGTTGCTGCCGCCTAGTTGGCTGAGTAGAGACTGGAAGTTCAAATCCCTTATTGTCAACACCCCGCTTCTCACGCTTACGCCTCCGCAATCTGGTAGATCGGAAGGAGCTAGCAGGGGAGCAGAGCGAAGAACAAGAGGGAGACTCAGAGGAGGACTTTTCTTCACCATCATCAGATCGCACGGTGGTCGGTGGAACGTCGACGGTGTCGTCAAGTGGGAATTGCGGCAAAATCTTTGACCCTGGTTGCCTAAACACAAGGGCAGCGGCCTGTTGGACGAGGCTGGGCTTAGTGAGGATGTTACCAGCGGGTGGATCGTCAAGACGCTTCACCACACCAGGGGCCTTGACCTCGAAGAAAGTGGGCTCAGAAGCTCCAGACGCCGGCCCCATGGGAGTAATCCCAGGAAAGCCGACCACAGGATATGAACTCTGGGGGGGGAGGCTCACCCCCTTAGGAGGAGTTTTAACCCCCAGGGAAGCAAGGATAGCACCCCCAAAGGCCGTTGGGTCGACGGCCTTGGGGAGATCCGGAGCTAACTGAACGGCACGATCAACGGAGTCGAGGGCCAACTGGTAAGTGCTACGCTCAACAATCTCATCCGCAGTAATGTCCACATTAGCACATGGAGAGGCAAAGACGCTCCCCTCGCTATCCGAATCTTGCTGCACACCAGCAAAGGTGGGTACCTCCCTTTCCTCCTTCTTAGCCAGTCTTGAACAAAACAATGAACAGTATAGTGAATTGCCATGACCAAACTGAGTACGGACCTCACCCTCAAGAGGGCAAAAACAGTAGAAACAGTGGTTTGGGTCACGGACCCTCCTACCACCGTTGCTGTCAGGATCATCATTCCACGCACGCATGAATGATATCCAGTCCGGATGTTGCTCAACAAATTGTTTGGGAAACCCGCAGGCCTGCCAAGCCCACCTAAGAGTGAACTTAGGGGCCACGCTACCAGAAGCAGGCTCTTCCAAACCAACAATTTGGAATGGCAATGAGGTCTTCACACCATTGTAAGTGACTTCCTGTGTCCAAGGTGTAGCGTAATCCCCAGCCCAAGGGGAAACGCACACGCCATCGACCGCAACTGCAGCGGCGACATAAGGTGAGGCAGATGGAACAGTTATATCACCAGAGGTGGCTACGACAAAAATGTCCTCGCCCTTCTTAAGATATTGAACATAGGAATCATAACCAATGGGTACTGTCATAGTTTTCCAGTCAGTGAGATAGGGTCTGGCCGTCCCAACCAATGTGTTGTTAATAGGGACGCCCCCCCAGTAGGCCCTACATAGCTTGGATATGGAGACAGGTTCAGCCCTACCCAACTGTATGGACCAAATCCCCTGTCGACCACAACCGCATATGACCTTGACTTGACCAGTGCCCTGCCAACGGCCTTTATACGGTTTGGTGCAGGAATAGAGTGGAACACCTGGGGGGGTCCAGACGCGCTGCGTGGCACCAACGACCATTTCGCGGGCAACAGCCGCAAGACGACAGATGTTGTGCCACAAGTCAATCAGAAACCCCCTTACACCTCCATCACACTGGGCGATGACCGGCTGGTTGAGCCAGCCAACAACCCTAGTGAGGAGAGAGAGTGGGGTGGAGTTCTTGAACAGGTTACAAAGAGACTCGCGAAGGTCGCGAGTCTCAAGGAAGTAATTATCAGGCAAGGCATTGCCACGAGTTAACATGGCAAGAAGTCTATTTGGCCAAACATCAGCTCCTTGCGTGGTGAGGCTAAAGGTCAACCCTGCAACGATAGCTCCCAGAAGAGCACCGCCCGGGTTGGTGACAACCGTAGCCAAACCAGCGAGGTCCAGCGCACTAGGCAGTTTCTTACAAAGCAGCTGGAACACGACTGAGGCGGTGGAAGACGCAGCAGCGTACCCAGTAAGGAGAGATGTCAACACTCCAGACATGCCAGAAGTATCGGCTAACGCCCCAATGGCCGAGGCGCCAACGAATAAAATGGCTGATCGTTCATTACCGATTTTGGAAGCAAATGCGCCACCGAGAACAGCAAGGAAAAGCTTGGTGGGCAAAGGCAGTGGACATAGGATGCCAGAGAAGAAAGCCATTGCAGAAGCACAGATGGGGTTGGAATCAAGCGTCAGCAAGCCTGCACTGTATTGCAACAGTGAAAGGAGACTCGCCGCGTGCGCTCGAACGAACACAGCAGCTGGGACATCAGGGTTCTGGGCAAACCACTTAACAGCAGCTTCCCCAATGCCCTGTATCCTGGAACGCAAACTGGCGTAAAGTTCTGGCAAGACGCCAAATGAGCATTCCTCAGTCTCAATAAGGTCACCAATGAAGTCTTCCATGACCTGGGCCCGCTCAGCTTGAGTTTCCCCAACAGTGACGCTACAGACCTCACGAATGAACGTGGCGCCAAAAGCATCAAGGGCAATCCAACTGGCAGCAAACCCAGCACCTAGCCCAATAAGAGTGTTAACCAAGCTGCAATCGTTTTCGACATCTGCAAGCAAAAGGGCAATGACGTCAATATCTGGATGTGAAGGAGCACCACCCGGGGACTTCCCATCGAGGTTGTAGATGTTGTACCAACCATCCCCGGGTTTCAACCCTCGCCACCGAGGAGAGTCAGAAGGTTTCTGGCCCTTGTTGACGCGACAAATGCCACGCTGGTAGGCAGTGAGAAGGACATAGTTGTCAGCACAGTCCTTGGCAATTGAAACGTCACCGTGGGTGGGGTTGATATGACCAAAAAGCTCAATGCAAAAATTAAGATTCATCTTAAAGGTACCCAAACCAGCTTCATCACGATAGATGGACAAAGCAGCTGCAATCTCAGCTGGGGTGAGGCCATAATAGGCAATACCGGAGTCAAAACACTCTATTATGTTCGCCTCCGGAACCAACCCAGAAACCACAGCTTCTTTGGAGACGTAGTAATACTGACCGGGCCTACCCCGGCCTGTACGACCACGGCGCTGCATTCTATTGATGGAATCCTGGGGCATGGTACGGATCCCCAACGTAAACGTGGGGTCCATATCAACCTCAAAGGTAGGGGTTACCATAAGGTTACAGTCAAACACAGAATCAAAATTGCCTGTATAACCAGTCATTAATGCATCTGTGGCCACAACAACCACGTCGCCAGTAAGGGGGATGACAGTTGTAGGCAACCCCCGATAATAGGCGACAGCTTTTATGCCACGAGATGTAAGGTCCTCAACCATGGCTTCGCAGTGCCGTTTGCTACACTGGAAGACCAAATGCCTCCCAGTGCGTAACGCTGCGACTGGTAGCTTACAACCATGAAACGGAACCTCGCCCTGATCATCGAGGGCAATCTCCTGGATATTTGGGTGTGGTTTGACAGGACACCCAGGTGGTGTAGCTGTAGCCAAGATGACAAGCCTAGTCTTAAGACTTTGCTGGGTATCGAGCACCCTGCCAATGCCAAGGACACTAGTTGCGTCTATGGCATGACACTCATCACATATGATGACATCATAGTGGCCCATCGGCAGAGGGGATGCCAAGAACCTACCATAAGTACTATAAGTGAGGCGACTCCCAGTTTTGGTGGTGTGCGTCCCAGCATAAATGTTGGGGCGTATGCCAAACAAAGACTTAATGTATGGCAACATTGAAAGGGTAGTGGCCACACTAGGGTTGAGTACGAGTACTCTATGCCCAGCATTGTAATAAGTCATAGGTAGTTTGGTGGATTTGCCAGAGCCGGTGGGGGCAACTAGCATCTCCACACGATAGTCGTCCTTAGGGACAAGAGGAGGGTTAGAAGTGGGGTCAGAAACCTCGACATCCCGCGACACAACAGCAGAGCTCGCTATCTGACGAATGCGAACTCGAGTGATGGCGCCGCGGCACGTCTGGGCTGCGATGAACATGCCAACAACATGACCCTGCTTACACAGCAAGGGGGACCCGGAGGTCCCCTTAGCAATGTTAAGAGGGAAATGGCTGATAGGCGTCCACATCTCGCCCTCCCCTTTGACAAACTCATAGACATTGAGGTCCCGAGCAATGAGATATCCGCTAGCCACATTGCTGCAGTAGCAGGGCTCAAAGCAACGGGCCCCCTTTGGAAGTGGATATGAGGCCATGTCAATTTCAGCTGAGTCAGTATGTGGAACAACTGGGCCACGGTGGGAAGCTAGTCGCCTACCACGAGGCCCGTGATGACAAGTCCACAACCGACCTTCAAACCCAAACCCCATCCATTGCCGAAGCATGCTGCCAAGTTTGAACAAGTTGCCCTGATGGGAGTTCTGATCAACACCGGTGAGAGAGACAACCGCACAGGTCAATTCGCGCCTAGAATAGACGCGATGGACAGAAAAGGGGTTAAGCATGCTCCAACCGACAGGTAAGTCGCCCACGCCCAACAATACGAAATCGTTAAGCCGAGCAACCACCGGAAGGCCGTCGACAACATCGCCACAGGCAAGTGCCTGACCTCTAGCATATACCACGCGGCGATTGGTGGTGTGAGGGTAGGCAGGGTCCATTGACACTAGAGTAGAAACAGTCTCGGCAGCAAGATGGTAAGTCTGCTGCAGATGCTGGTAAAAATAGTGGCCGTGAGAACCAGCAATCCTCAACAGTGCCCTTTGCACGTAGGGCGTGGCCCGTCCCAAGTTCTTTGTCAGTCGAAACCAACTTTGATACGTGGAACGGCCACGTGGGCTCGTAAGGTAATCAACTGTTAGATTGAAAACCACACAAGCACAAAGGCCAAAGATGACAACAGTGGAAGCAGCACCAGGCAATAGTACTGTCAGGAGTAGGAGACGTTCCATGTTGTACCCCTCAAGGTTGTAAAGCCAGTGAAAGGCACGGAAGTTCAAATACCCCTGGAGGGCCACTAACCTGGCATGAAAGTCATTGACAGAGTATCTCAACCAAAGCACAAGCCCACAGAAGAGGACGCAACCCCCAACCGCAAAGATGTACCCCAAATCGTCGAAGCCAACAGCCGAACGCGCTTCAACGGGACAAACCCGATGGACGAGGACGACAAAGCAAAGCAAGATGGGGTTGCCCAGCAGCAGGGGGTACATACCCCTTCGCCACCTATGCGCCAACATGAAAAGGAGCACTATAAGCCACCACGGAACATCATAGGCAGTAGAAACGATGACACAATCCACAAACCTAGTCATAGCAGCTGCTGCTGCTTGTTGGAAAACAGCAAAACAAGCGACAAGAATGGGAACAAACTTGCCGCCCATAAGTGCACCAAGCAAGACAGACAACACCCACGCCTCCGCGGCGACTACGATTGACATACTGTCGGCCGTGAGGAAGAGCTGATAATCAGGGTAGTCCTTGTCCTTGCTGATTAACCCAGTGGTCAGATCAGGTAAGTCACTATACAGGCCCCTAGGAACCTCTGTCCAGCGACTCCTTGCAAGATTGGGAACACCTGGCAGTCGGCCCCACCTCTCCGGGGGCAAACCATCGAGTAACGTCTTATTGTACGCGTAGGTCAACCGTTGGTTTCCCCACACAACATTAGCCGTAGCCCAATGGTAAGTGTCCGGAAAGTGGTAACGACGTCCAGGGTAATCCAAAATTGCGGCGCGCAAGGGCCCACCACCATACCACACGGTAGTGAACCAAGGACCCCAACCACACAACTCATAAGTCTGCTTCGGATCGGTGACATTCCAAGAACAGTCTGAAGAGCAATGAGGACAGGGCCAGACGCGCCGGGCGCAACACCTCGTCACGGTTTGGTTTCTGTTGGTCTCCAACCAGACACACCCACGAACCCGCCAGGGTATCCCGACAAACCCATTAGCGTATCTGGTCACCGAAACAAAGTGAGGGTCAAAACAGTAAAGCAAAAAGTTTTTACTCTCATCCCAAGGCATAGTGTTGTTACAATGCATAGGGGGTTTAATGGCACTACAAGAATGGTGTTCAGTAGACCGCGGCAAACTGGTAGAGGTTACGGCCTCAACGTAAAAGGCCAAAAAGGCAATGGCCTTAACGTATTTCCCAGATAGCAAATTAACGGCTGTAACGGCAGAGATGATAGTAGCCGCTTGGCCGCTAGTATGCCAAATTGCCGCTGGAATGCGAGAAGCCAAATCAAGAATGACAGTGAACCAATTAAGCTGAGAACCCACCCAATGTAGGAAGGCCATGAACCCTGGATCATAGCCAGAGCTCACCAATAAAAAACAATCTGCATCACAAGTCCAGTTACCACGAACCTCCATGTTAGCGTAAACGTAGGTACCTACCATCGAGGCGGCTGCACACAACTCGCCAATCTCAAGTAGTTCACACAACGTAGACGCCAACGCAAGGTACTCCACATGTCGACCAAGGCCCATATCAACCCCAACATGTTCGGGGTGATGTGAGACTAACCGTGAGTAAGGAATCCAGCAGGTGGCATTGCCGTTCTCCAGACCACACGGAACACAACCAGGTTGATGCGTACACCAATGGTCAGTGCAATGGAAGATCTGTGAAGCGTCGCAGCAATTGGACACGCGGCGGAAGATGGAACGGGAAGTCAAGGTGCCATTTCTGGTGCTATTGTCAGCCTCGGTCCGATCCACCACGCATGACGCGCCCATAGCCGTTGGAAACAAAAGACACAAGAGGATGAAAAGTGTCAAACCAGACCACTTAGTCCCAAAGTTGATACCATCTTCGAGACCCCTGACAATCCTGCAGAGAGCCCTCCCAGTGGAACCAGCAAAAGGTCCAACAACTGGAACCAAAGAGAGGACATCCGCAGCCCAACCGAGAGGGTAGTCCAGAAGTGGCCCCAAATTCCGGGACCTATGTCTGGGGTCATCAGGACCCCAAGAAGACCGACCACCAGATGGAAGGACCAGACCCGCAAGTTTGACTGATGGCTCATGCAACACATTGCGATAGCCAGGTCGCCAAAAGTTCCGGCTGGTGAAATAACCGGACTGGTCAGCCTTGGACTGAACCTTTTTGCGGGTACCAGCCTCAGTGGTCTTTTTGGGTTGCACGGTATACCTACCTTTGTGTTTCCTCTTCCTTCTACCCCCATTACCGTGCCTAGGACGAAGTTTGGTAGAAACCAAACCTGTAGTCAAAGAAGGAGAGGATGGATAATAAGGAATTGAAGCCATGACTCATGTACGACTGGAAAGTGGTAGGCGCCAGCCCGCACCCTATCAGGTCGTAACACCCCCCCACTCAGGGGCCAAGTTGGGGCCCATCCCAACTCAGAAGCCTACGCCCGGGCATGCCCTCTAAGTGGAGTTCCCCCCACAGACTTCGGCTCGTGTCTCGCTACCACCAGTAGCACCGGGGTCTGTCGCACTCGTACTACGCGTATGGTTAACGCGGTTCCGCGAACGCCAGCGCTTCTCCCCAAATGCGGAGTGTAGTATTGAGTG